CCGTCGCCGGAGCCGTAGCCGTCGCCGTAGCCGTAGCCGTAGCCGTAGCCGTAGCCGTAGCCGTAGCCGTCGCCCTCGCCGTCGCCGGAGCCGCACTTCTTGGCTGGCTTGACATTGATGTTAAGACTGCTCACGGATACCTGCCTTCACAATGCTTTCCATCGCTTCCTGCGTGCAAGGGATAACCTCGTACACGTCGCCAAGCCAGATTTCATCAAGTTCGTTCGGGAGAGCCACATCTGCAGCGATACCGTGCTTTGCTACGGCCGAGAGGCTGATGCCTTCCTTGGCCTTCCAGTACCACAGCCTGCGAGACTTCACGAGCGTTGCATGGTTGCCGTCGTGGTTCTTGAGATAGCCTGCGTGAACTCCGCATTCATGGCCTCGGCAAATAACGTAAGGCATGCCTTCGGTGTTGACTGGTTTTGTTTCGGCGATGCTGTCCTTGCGGACGTAGATTACGCCGTTGAAGTTGATTTCTTTGATGTCGTTTTCGTTCATGCTGTTCCTTTTTTTGTGGTTTGTTGTTTCAAATTCAGTCCCCGCGAAAGAAGCTGTGTAATTCATGATTTTAGAAGAAGTAATAAGTGAAATGATGAAACTTCTCCCGCGGGGTGCGCCGCGATCGTTAGGTCACGTGGCGTAGTTTATTGCCCTCCGGGTGCGGTGAATAGGGGTCGTGTGCAAACTAGTTGCACCCATCGGGCATTAGTGCTCGCCCCCGGATTCGAACCGGGAACCTGCGGGTTATGAGTCCGTAGCTCTGACCGTTGAGCTAGGCGAGCTGTGTTTCGTTGTCAAATGTTGCCCCCGCGGCCCGAAACAAAAAAACACGACCGCGGGGGTGCCGGAGACACGGCTAGAAGGGCAGTCCATCCAGGTCTTCGTCGCTCGGTGCGCTCGCCTGCGTCTGCTGCTGCGGGTTCGCGTAGTCGTATGCCTGGGACGCGTTGCCGTTGCCCTGCTGGCGGCTTCCGAGGAGCTGGAAGGTGAAGCAGACAATCTCGGTCATGTCGTGGCGGATTCCCGCGTTGTCGTTCCAGGTCTTATAGTTAAGTTCGCCTTCGAGGTAGATGGAAGTTCCCTTCTTCACGCAGCACTTCTCAAAGCTCTCGGCGCTCTTGCCCGCAATTCGGATATTGTGCCAGGCGGTCTCTTCCTTCATTTCGCCGTTCGTGTCGCGGTATTTTTTGGATGTCGCCACGCTGAACTGCACCACCTTGCCGCCATTGTTGAACGAACGGACGACCGGGTCCTTGCCGATGTTGCCGACGATGATTACCTTGTTTACGCTTGCCATTGTTAGCTCCTAGAATTTGATTTTCTGCTGCTTGATTTTGTCCTTTTTCGTAGGCACCGTATGCTTTCTATGCCCTTTGTAGCCATGCCTCGCCGCCCACTGCTCCAGCGCATATACCAGGCGGTAGGCGTGTGAGCCGCGACCGCACGCGCGTCCCACTATCGACGAGGCGGGGAATTTGAGAGGTCGCGTCATTACTTGATGCTCAATGTCCTTTCTTTCGGCTTGATGACGATGCCGTCGTGGTAGAATTCGAGCATCTTGTCCGTGGTGAGGCCAGCAGCCTTCTGCATGGCGGTCACGGTAACCGCGTCGAAGAGCTGTTCCTTCGTGGTTAGGCCGGAGTCGATGAGGTTCTGCGCGATAACGCGTGCCTGCCCTTCCTCGAAGGCGTAGGTGTAGGACTGCTTGGACCACTTGACATTCGCGGGGAGTTCCTCTTCGGTTCCAACGTTGTAGGTGTGCTTGAGCGCTTCCTTGATGCTGGCGGCGGTCTTTTCCATCCACTTCTGGACTTCGACCAGTTCGCGGAAGCCTTCGTTCTTGGCGTTGCGCTGCGCGATGAATTCCTGTTCCGCGCCTTCGTCCATCTCGATTCCTGCGTGGGAGATGGCGAAGCGGTAGGCGTCCATGGCCTTTTCGCTCGGTACGAGCATCTGCTGCATTTCTTCTGGTGTTACGATCATTACTTCCTTACTAGCCATTGTTGGCCTCCTTGTTGATTTCGGCCTGAATGGCCTTGAAAACCTTGCTGCGTTCACTTGCTGGTACTTCGCTTGCGGCCTCGTAGCCTAGCGAGCCCATCACCTGCGTGTACGTTTCTTCGTGGCTTGCCTTGAGCTGCGCCATGGCCTTGACGAAATCCGCCTTCTTGCGCTTGTCCTCGTCGGATTCTTCGGGGAACAGCGGCGCGGTCTGCGTGTTGTAATCTTCTGCCGGCGTTCCGAGTTCGGCCTGCTGTTCTGGTTCTTCGTTTACGATTTCGGCCTGTGCCATTTCGGGCGCGGTATCTTCTTCGGGCATGAAGTCACGCACTTCTTCTGGCGTGTACATGCCGCAGAGGCACGCGGGATAGAGGGCGCGGACACCTTCGGAAACGCAGCGTGCGGACAGCATCTGCGTGGGGTACTGCTTCCATGTGGACTTGCCGGTGAGTCCGGCCTTCGTTGCCCTGTCGATGCTCCATGTTACATCCAGCTCGCCTCCCTGCGGGTGCGAAAGGTGCAGCGTGCATTCCTTTTCCGTGCGCTTGACCCAGCGCACCTTGCCGCCCGATTCCTGGAAGGCGGCGAGCATCGCGTCGGCCTTCATGGCGGGTCGCCCCTGGATGATGTGGTAGCGTTCTGCAGCCTTGGCGGGGTGGAGGCCGTTCGCCTGTGCAAGGCACATGAGCGTGAACGCCTCGCTGCTGTTCTTGTAGCCGAAGAATCCGCTCTGCGCGAATGCCTTCGCCATGTTGCCCATGTCGGTAAGTGTTAATTCATTTGCCATGTTGTTATCTCCGGAATTGTTGATAAATTGTGTTAGTTGTTGACAGGTTCCATGCTTGCCATCTGCGCCTGGAATTCCATCACTGCGTCCATGTCCTTGAGCGTGGATTCGTATGCGAGGCGGCGTTCGTCGGTGCGGAGCAGGATCACGTGGTCGTCAACCTTGCGCCCTGCCGTGAAGAGGGCCACCAGGCGGCGGCAGCGGCGGTTGTATCGTTCGGCGGCGCGTTCGTGGATTTCGCGGATGATGTTGATGTCTTTCAGCGTTGTCATTGTTGCTTGTCCTTGTTGATTTTCTTCAGTCCCTTGAAATTGCCGTTGTCGCACGAGTAGCAGATGAATTCCTGTTCCTCGTTGATGTTGCAGTATTTCTTCAGCCCGCAGCGGTAACAGGTGGCATACTCGTTGTATCGTGGGTGCGATAGCGTCATTACCGCCCTACCTCGATGTAGCCGAGGATGAGGAACGCCACGAGCGTGCCGACGACGATTGCGGCAGGTGCGACAGCCTCGATGAATGCACGGCGTGCGCGGCGCTTGAGCCAGTATGCTGGGTCTTTGTACTCGTTGAACTCGATGTTGTCGTGGATGCCGTCGGTGGCGGAGTTCCTGGTGAAATTCTGTGCCATTCTAGGCCTCCTTCTTGAAATGCTCGTTGAAATACTTGCGCATGGGGTGCGCGGGGTTGTTCGGGTTGTAGCCCAACCAGTTTCCGCAGCACTGCACGATCAGCGGTTCGTGCTGCGCGGCGGTGGAGTCGTGGAGCGAGGGGTTGACCCAGGAGCCGTCCTTGTTTCGTGCGTAGGATCGGATGAAGTCCGAGTAGCGCCCGATGGTAACGAAGTAGAGCTTGATGGTCTCGCGGATGTTGATGGCGCGCTTGAGTTCGTCGAAGTTCATGCCGTTTTCTCCTGTTTCTTCTCGGCGCGGCGGCGCCTCATTTCTAGCCTGTGCCTTTCGCGGTACTCGTCGGTGTTCCTTACACGTTTCATTCGTTCGCTTTTCTTGCGCTTGAATTCGGGGTCGTCCTTGTGCGCCTGGTAGTAGCGCCTGTCCTTCGCCTTCCTTATCGACTGCTTGTATGTCACGGCGGTGACGGTCTCGGCGGGGCGCATCCTCCCGGCTATGAGCGACTCCCAGTTTGTCATGCCGTTCTCCTTTTCTGTTCAGTCTTTGTGCAGTAGTTGTAGAGGGCACCACGCCAGTCCTTGATGGGATTTCCGTTTTTGTCGACCCACTCGCGGGCCTCGTGAATGGCGTACCATTCCTCGGCGAGCCCCTCGTGCAGGTTGTTGTCGGCGACGAAGGCGTGGAATTCCTCGCGGCTATTCGGGCACCTTGAGTTCTTGGCCCGTGAACGCACGGACGGCTGTGCTACTTTCGACATCCCTCTTACGGATGAGCCGCCCGTGCGCCGTTGGTTTCCCAGAGCATCCGCTGTAGCGGAAACTTGGTGGCCTTGCCGAGCCTCAAGACTTGCCACGGATCCGCCGTGGCTCGGGGCTGTCTCCGCCGGGTTGCCGTCATCGGGACTGCACGACGGCGGTGCATAGCGGCCGCGGGAGTCATCGCGGGTGTCCCGGGTCTTCGCGGAATCTTTCCCGGATTGCGCAGCCGCCTCCGGGGAGCGGGACATAGTACCCTGCGCGGTACGCCCACCGCTGAATCCGTGCGCTGGGGCTTCGTTCTGCGGCACCCGCCGCATATTCCTGGAGACGGTGGTGGGCGCGAACGCACCGCTTTCGCGGCTAGTGAAAGCCTCCCCTGCCTCGCGGCGAGGGGCGTCTCCGTAAATGTTGGCAGACGGTCCGAGAGCGTCATTAGCCCGGGTCTCGTTTCTGGTAATCGCCGACCCGTCCGGTATCGCCTGGGAGTCCTCGCGGATGTCCCCGTCTGCCATGAATGTGTCGCAGGATGTTGGCGATTTCGAGGCGGCACCGTTTCCGGCGTCAGACATATCCACCCCGGCGTTACCGTTCGGGGCATCCTGCGGTGATTTCTTCGGGCGACCGCCCTTCTTGCCGTTCTCTACGCTGGAATCGTAGGCGATTTTTGCGACGCGGTAAATTTCCCTCGCTCTTTCGGACTTCGCAAATTTTTTGGTGATTAGTGCAACTCTGAAGCTGTATTCCTCTCGACCGAGAGCGTCAAAATCCACCAAACCGTCATCGTTGCGGAATTGTTCGTTCAACGCGGCCATGTCGCTAATCCACTGTTTAATCCAGCGAGGTCCGTTCATTATTTTACGTTCCTCTTGTATTCGTTTTCAATCGCAAGGCCGATTGCGTCACCCTGTCCGATTCTTACCCCGAGCTTTTCGCTATATGCTTTCTGCAATTCCGGCAGAAGTTCGGCTTTTTCTCGAGGCACTGATTTCGTAATGAAATTTTCAGCCATTGTTAGTTCCTTTTTTGGATTATCGCAATATAATTGCGAATTGTCGTTTTGATATTACGAATATACGAAATACTTTTGCGATTGTCAAGACTTTTTCGCAAAATTTTTGCGATTTTTTTTTAATCTTTGTAAATTTCTCTATTATGATTGAAATTGAACGTTTTTTATTGCGAACGAATCAGTCCAAGGCGGATCTTTTAAGGGCTTTGGGCGAGGATCCAAAATCAAGTCTCTTGTCCGCCTACGCTTCAGGGCGTTCCAAACCGTCGTTTGAAATGTGCCAGAAATTGCTCTTGCAGGGAATGAGCATTTCGGAGCTTTTTGGAGATGAGGTGGACGAAAAGATTAAACTGCTATACATTGAGACCGTGTCCAGAAACGTGTCGAAAAATCCGCGAGACATGGTTGTCAACGGCTTGAAAGCTGTTTTGGCTGAACTTGAGGCAAAAACCAAACCAAAACCTAACCCTTTTTATTTGAAAACCCAACCCTTTCGGAAAAATAACCGGAGGGGCACCCGGATATAAACCGAACCCCAAACAGAAGCTGGATGCTGGATGCTGGATGCTGGAAGCCGTAAGCAGGAATCAATAACCATTTATCTCCCTTTAACCATCATCGTATATATGTAAATATCCCTCTACTCAACTCTACGCGCGCCCGCGCGTGAAGAGGGGGGTGTTGTGTCTAAAAATCGGGATTTTTTAGACATACGGCGACGCGAAAGCGTTGCGAACGTTCCATGACTGGAGCCAACGGCGGGATGTGTCCAGCTCGCCGTATAATAAAAAAAAACGGAGCCTTGCGGCACCGTCTCACTTTCCCTTGATGTATTCTTCTATGGCGAGTCTCACCAGCTCCGAGATGTTCCCGGCGGTGCTAATCGGCACGCCGCGCTCCAGCGCCTTCTTCTGTGCCAGTTCCAGGCGAGAGCGATCCAGATACATGTTGATGCGTTCTTTAGACATTATCGACTCCATTTTCTTCGTCAGATATTTGAACAAAAGAGTTTTCTTCAATTGCTTTGAACATTTCGTTTTCTTCGTATTCAAAACGTTTTCTTTTGCTTTCAAATCGCATAAATTGTTCTTTGTTCATGTTTTTCTTGTTTTTCTGAATTGCTGCAAGTGCTTCGGACAAAATTTTTCTTAGGTGCTTTGAAAAAATCAATGATTCGTGGAATAGTTCTTGGCAGTCTATTTCCATTGCTTTTCTTCCTAAGTCTGTTCTGGTAAGGTCGAACCACGATGTAATGATTCTTTGCAGATTTACAACGTCTTTTTCCGTCATGAAGAAGCGGATTTTCCAAAAAATGCTGGATGGTTCTAGATTGTGTAATTTGATGGTTTCCATTGTGTCCTCGCTGTTAGATGTATTCGACAGAAAGCACTTCAAGGCCGTTCTTTGCGGCCCATGCCAGGGCTTTCTTTTCGGTTTTGAAATATTTTTGCATTGGCGCGCCGTTCTTGGTGTAAGCGAAAAATTCGTCGCCCGCCGTTGTGTGGAATTGAATGAATTTTACTGACATTTTGTATTCCTTGTTAAAAGTTTTGCGGGTTTTGGTTAGCGGTGTCCGAGGCAACGGACGAACTCATAGTGCATCACCTTTTCCGGGTCGCAATAGATGCGCTTGAAGTAATCCACAGCCTTTTCTTCCGAGGAAGCCGGAATACCCATGCGGTTCGTTGCTGCCATGGCCGCGATGCCGTACACCTTATATTCGATAATCCAGGTGTTGTTGCGTGCGATGCGTTCTGCGTTGACCATTGTGAGCCTCCTTGGCGGTTATGGTTTCGTTTTCTCTATGTACATAATATACATAATTTATGTGTGTTGTGCAATAGGTAAAATGCAAAAAGTATGTAAAAAGTTTTTAACGTAAAGGTTGAAATCCGTCTTTTTTCGTTTTTATCTATTGCTTTTTTTTGCAGTTTTGATTATATTAAAATTACACAACTGTATCAAGTGTATCAATTTCGCGTAAACTGGGAGGCTTTATGGCGAAGAATGATGCGGCGAAGGCGACGAAAAAGGCGCCAGTAGCCGAATTAAAACCCGAAATCAACGTACAGAAGGCCGCACAGGCCGAAAAGAGGGTCAACCCATACAAGGACTACCCCTTGAGCGTTTGCACGCTCCTGCGTGCCGTTCTGTGCGAAATATGGGAACTCCGACAGGACATCTCGGCAAAGTGAGGCTCAAATGGCTTCTTCTAGGCTAGATTCTAGGCAAAAATGCGAAAAAAAGGCTAAAAAGTCGAAATTGGATAATTTCGGCTCAAAATCGCATACCTTGACGGAAGAAGACCGCGTTAAAGGAAGGGCGAAGGCTGCGACCAACAAGGCTATACAGGCAGAAGAACGACGTAATTTCATAATTCTTGCAAAATCCTACAATGTACCTGCCGAAATTTTCGACGCTATCGACCACAAGCAATGGAAAAAGGCTGAACTTTTGCTGAAGGTTGCCGAGAAGGTGGGCTTCGACAACGACAGCTCCGAGGACGCTGCAAACAGAAAGCAGAAGGTTGAACTTTCCGGAAAGGTTGACTCAAAGCTCGAAATCGAGATAACCGGCGTGGAGGTCGGGTGAAGGTACAGCTCAAGCTATTGCCTCACCAGATGAAGCTCCTCGCCTCGAAGGCGGGGAAGACCATCCTTATCTGCGGGCGTGGAGCCGGAAAGTCCTATGTCCTCGCCGTCCTCATCCTGATGGCACTATTCATGGGGCAGAACGTGATGGTGGGAGGACAGCGTTACGACACGCTACACGATACGCTCTACGCAGAAATAAAGCGACTCGCTGCAGAGTGGGGAGTCTACGACCTTATCGAATGGCGCGAGGCTCCCATGCAGATGCGATACAACGGACACTACGTGTATTTCGGAACCTACGAGTCGGTCGACGCTTCCCGTGGATATACGAACATTTCGAAGATGATCCTTGACGAGGCTTTCCTTGCCCCGATTGACATCCTTTCCGTATGGGGGCCGTGTATGCGTGGCCCCGAAGTCAAGAACCCGCAGATTTACGGAGCGACCACGCCGAGAATGGATTCCATGTGGAACGTGCTGATGACCTCTCCGGAATGCGACTGGGAAATCATCCGTGCGCGTACACGCGACAACGTCTTCATCACGGACGAACAGTACAAGCTGATGCTCTCCGGAATCGCAACGGAGGAAATGAGACGCCAGGAACTAGAAGGCGAACTTGTCGTCGGTTCGATGGCTTCCGCGCTTATCCGCATGGAAGATTTCCCAGCCTATCCTGCGATGTCATTGGATACGTCGGTAATGGCCGGTCTTGACTGCGGCGAGGGCGTTGAACGTGACGCAACCGCATTCTTCAAGCGAAGGGGGAAGCAGGTGCTTGAGATGTGGAAACTGAACGGAATCAACCACGAGGAGACTGTAAGGCTTATCAGGGAAAGCAACAAGAGGCTCCCGATCACGAAGCTGAACATGGACATGGCGTTCAGCGACTACGAATTCAACATCCTCAAGTACGAGATTCCTTGCGAACAGATTCCGTTCGCGAGGTCCCCGTCCGACGAGAACAGGGAAAAATTCGTTAATATCCGTGCGGAGATGGCTTTCAACTTTACGGCGATGGTCAAGTCCGGCCTATGCGTCGAGGGTTTCCCGCTGACTCCGGAACTGAAGAGACAGGCTTGCGCCCTCGCTTGGCGTAAGAACAGCCAGGGCCGTCTTCTTATCACCCCGAAGGAAGAACTGCGTGCCGTGTTGAAGATGTCTACGGACATCCTTGATGCCGGCATGCTTTCGTGTGTCGAGGTCTCATCCGTGGATGATCCGACGATGAACGTGGAGAACGTGCAGGGGGTGACGGAAGAGGAACTGGAAAGCATGATGGGGGAGGACTGATGGACAACGCTATCTTGTACGCCGAAGAGCTGGCTATGGCCGTAAGGCTGAAGGTGTCGGGAAGGATAACTCCGGACGTAGACAACCTTCTCGGACTCGTCATCATGGAAATCGTAAAGATGGCGACGAAGAAGCTGGTTATGAAGGAACCGTCTTTCATCAGTTTCGCTCCCGTGATGTTCAGTCCCGATGTCCAGTCGGAACTTGTGTGCCTGGAATTGCGTGCCATCGTTTCCGGAAAGGTGGACACGTCTAGGCCGTATTCCATGATCAAGTTTTTCGAGACCACGGCACAGAACAGGCTGAAGAATATCCGCAGGAACTACATGGGACGAAAGATGAAGGGCGAGATACTGACGGAATCGCAGCTGGACATATCTACGACGGACTCCATTGCGGCAAGGGTGGCCGACATCAACGGAAAGGAAATTCAAAACAATACAACAAGGAAGGTAAGACAATGGGAACGCGAGTAGACGAACTCATGGCAGAGCTGAAGGCTGAAGAAAAGCAGCCGGAAACCACTCCGCCGGTGGAAACGCCGGAAGAACCGAAAACCGATACTCCGGCGGAACCTACCCCTGCGGAAGAACCGGAAAAGCCGGAAGACACACCGCACGAAGAAGGAAACGGGCAGCAGCCTCCCAAGCCGGAAGAGGATGACCGTTTCTCCCGTGCGGAATTCTCCTTCAAGCGCAAGCTGGAGAAACAGGCGAAGAAGCACGCCGACGAACTTGCCGAACGCGACAAGAAGTACGCAGAGCTTGAAAAGAGGTTCGCAGACCTTGAAAAGAGGATGACTCCGCAGGAACCCGTAAAGGACCGCATGGCGTTCAAGACTGACGAGGAGTACATCGACTACCTCACGCAGATGCGAGTGGACAAGATGATGTCCGAACGTGACGCGAAGGAAGCCGAACGCCGCGAGAAGGAAGCTGCCGACGCGAAGAAGCGCGAGGAGGCCGAGGCCGAAATCGTGCAGCAGCAGAAGGACTGGCTTTCCCATGTCGACAAGTCTTTCGGGGAAGAGAAGGAAAGGGCGCAGAAGTTCCTCTCCAAGATCCAGTACGCGAACAAGAACGGACTCGGAGACATCCTTGACGCCTGTCCCGTCGCTGCCGACTACCTCATGAAGAATACGAACGGCCCGAAGGTGTTCGAGAAGATGCTGGACGATCCCGATACGTTCAAGAGGGTCTTCAACGACAGCAACATGAACCAGATGGACATCTATTACGAACTCCGTGCGATCGAGAGGGAACTCAAGTCCGAAGGTGTACAGCAGACCATCCCGCTGAACAATGCTCCTCCGGCTCCTACCAAGGCTGCGATGCCGAAGCTCGGAAAGCCTGGCAAGCAGGCCGGTGGCGGAAGCGCTCCGGACATCTTCAGCGACCACGACGCGATGGTCAGCTTCATCCGCAGTCACCGATAGGAAAGCGTAAAACGGAAAAATATGGGCGCACTCCGAAGGGGGTGCGCTTTTTGCGGGTAGTATAGGAGTGAATGGCATTGCAAGGCCATCTCCTGTGAGGGCAGTAAATCCCTTTTTCGCCCGTGCGGAAGGCTGTACAAAGTCCGCGTCTTCAATGGCTCTTTGAATCCGTTGGGCCGCGGAAAACTCGTCAACAAGTACAACCGCTATCCGTAGGGGTATATTATGGCTTTCGCCAACAACAAGAAACTCAAACTCATCGCTGCCATGATCGAAGACGACATGGCTTACGTGAAGGGCTCCAAGTCCTTCTTCTCCCAGGCAGAAATCAAGGGCAAGAAATACGGCCAGAAGGTCTCCGGCTATCTTGCAGACCCTGGCACCGTCGTTGACGGCATCGTCGCAAATCCGGACACCATCTCCGAACCGGAAATCGACGCCTACATCAACAACAAGAACTCCAGCGTTGAAGTCGACCTGTGGGACGAACTCACCAACATCGAAGACTTCTCCGACGAAATCGCAAAGCCGCGTGCAACCAACATCGCACTCACTACCCAGAAGGATGTGATGGCCGAAAACATGTTCCGTTCCGCACAGGCTGTCGTTGCCACCTCCGTCGGCTTCGGTCTCCTGACCAAGTCTTCCTCCGCACTCCGCAAGATCGGCGTCGGCGGCAAGTTCCTTTCCTTCCAGAATCCGGACATCATGGGCGACATCGCCGAAGCCGGTTTGAGCAAGTTCATTCCGTCGGAAGAAATGAAGAAGATTTACGGCGATGCCTATCTCGGTAAGTATTCCGGCGCACAGCAGATTGAAGTGGCCAACACTCCGATCGTTGACACCACGAGTATGCCGTCCGCTCCGACAATCACCGGCACGGTTGTCAAGGACGCTTCCAACAACATTATCGGTATCACCGCCATCAAGACCGCCACTCCGAACAGCGGCACGATGATTCCTGGCACTTGCTACAAGGTGTCCGGCTTGAAGATCCGTAACGCTTCCGGCATCGAAACCGACAACGATTACGTCATCTTCTGGACCTCCGAAAAGCAGGGCGCAAATACCGTCTACGGTATTCCGGAACTCCGCATCACCGCCAGCGGCAAGGGCTACAACAACGCAAACGCTTGGATGAGTGCTGCCGCGATCGGTGCCGCAACTGTCGGCACGACCGTCACCTTGACGCTCACCCCGCTCCTCACCGCTTCCAAGCACTACGCAGTCGGCCAGTGCCGTACTGAAACCTGCCTCGGCTGGGACCAGTACCGCTTCGACTCCCTGCCCGGTAGCGAAACGCAGGATGTCGGCACCGAAGGCAACATTACAATCAAGCTCATGGCTTTCGGTGATGGCAAGAACGGCGTGAAGCTCGTGCGACTGGATATGCCGTACCTCGCGAAAATCCAGGACCACCGCGAATCCGTAACTACTTACCTCCAGCTCGACTAAAGTCGTTGCTTGCGGGAAGTTCTCCTCCCATGGCTGCAGGGCCTGTTCCCTGCGGCCTTTTTTCCGTGCGGGTAGTATAAAACGAGAGGAATGTATGACAGTTAATGAACTTATCCAGAGCGCGTGCGAGGATGTGAACCTCGTTGAAGACGGCGAGGCCGTATCCGGCGAACTCGCCTCCGTTGCAGAAGGTCTCCTGAATCGTGCCATCACGGACATCAACCAGGACGGCTTCCTTTCTTGCACGGTCAAGGAATACGACAGGGTTTCTGCCGGTTCAATCGTTTTCCGTAAACTTGAGGAAGGCGAAGAACAGCAGCCGAACTGCGTGGACTCCGAACCGCCAGACTCCGTGAAGGGAGTGAGCAGGAAGGTCGGCATCCGATGGCTGCGGCTGACTCCGGCAAGTCCCGAAGACCTTGCGGCTTCAAACACGTTCAGCCTTCCGCAGCTCTATTGCTATACGGTAGACACGGAGACGGCCCCGTCCGGAAAACAGCGCGTTGTCGGCGTACTGAAACTCAACGGAAGCAACCCCGTCGAGCTGAAGGTGTTCGTGAATTCACGTCTTCCGAAGTATAAACTTGGCGACACCATCTACCTTTCCGACCTTTACTACAACCTCATCCTTTACGCACTTGAAGTGCGCCTCTGCAAGAGGTACAAGCTCTATTCGTACATCGAACAGGCGAAGGAAGACCTCAAGGCTGCGAAGGACTCCATCGACAAGAACACGCTCGTGAACCGTCCGCTGACGAACATCGACAACGGCTCTAGTGGCTACATGGACGATTACTACAACGGACTCGGCGGAGTGGGGTTGTAACATGGCAACGGCAAAGGTAACGCAGTTTCTTGTCGGCGCTTCCAACAAGGCGAAGTTTCCGGCCATGCAGGGTTCGCAATGGTCCTGCAACATGTTCTATTCCAAGAACGGTGCGGACGAGTACATGGAATCTGTTCCTGGAATGAAACTACTTTCCGTCATTACGGAAAACACGCGATGCCGTGGCGCATACGTTTCCACGATCGGGCTTGAGGCGCAGAACTCCAAGGAGGACCTTTTCGCTGTGTTCCGCAACGCTCTCTACCGTTTCGACGCATACGGCAACCGGACTTTCATCGGTAACGTTGCGCCCACGGGTTCGCGTATCTCCTTCTCGGAGACGGGTGGCCCGCGTGCGCTCCTTCTCGTTGCAGACGGCGTGAACCTTTACTACTACGACCTTCTTGAAGGCGGCGAACTCGTACAGATACAGCTGCCCGAACGCATCACGGCAAGGGGCGGGACGATTACGCCGTCCCATGTGGCCGTAGTTGCTGGGTCCATCGTCGTGAACGATTCGGGGAGCGGCTATTGCTATTACTCCATCCCGTACCCGCTTGCCAACGATGAACGCACTATGTTCAAGGTTGGATTGGACGGCAAGCCCGAATATGAGAGCGACGGGGTGACTGTCAAGACGGAGGTGGTAGAATCGCGCCTGCACGTTTTCGAGGACGATTACCACGTACAGCAATATTTCAACACCGAATCAAGCTCCGACAACATCAACGCACTCTATGCCGTAGGCCCCACTCTCTATGTGTATGGCCCGAAAACGGTTGAAATCTGGCAGCGCGGCAGCGGGGAGTTCGAAGACTGGATTCGCACAAGCTACACGGCGCAGAATTCCTTCGGGCTTGAGGCTCCCTACTCGGTGGCATCTTCCGGCTCCGTGGTTTATTTCGTCGCGTCGGGCGCGCAGTACGGCAAGGCCGTGATGATGGTTTCCGGCACTACGTTCAAGAAAATCTCCGAAGACTGGATGGAACACAAGCTGCTCCAGGAGTCCACCGAGTCCGCATACGGCTTCTGCTATTCCATCGCGGACCACAATTTCTTCGTTCTCCAGCTGAATAACATCGGCGAAACGTGGGTGTACGACACGCTCGATGGCGGATGGCACCAGCGCACGAGCCGAAACAAGACAAGCGGCGTTGAGTCCCAATGGCGTGCCGGTGCGGTTGCCTATTTCAACGAAAAGTTCTACACGTTCACGAATGACGGCTGTATGTGCCTCTTTGACGGGAATTACTGGAAAGAAGACTATCCGGACGGAAGCAGCCTTCCGATGATTCGCCACAGGCAGACCGCAGTCATCGTAGACAACCTCAAGAATTTCATCTTCGAGGAAATCGCCATCGAATGCAACGTAGGCTCGTGGGACGATTACGAACTCAAGCCGATGCTTCTTTTGGAAGTCTCCAAGGACGGCGGCAACACATTCGGGAACGTGCGCTCGTCTTCGCTCGGCCGGACCGGCGACTATTCGCACCGAGTCCGTTTCCTCAACCTCGGAATGTGCCGCAAGTGCGTAATCCGGTTGACATACTCCCACCCGACGGAACTGATTCTGAACTCCTGCTCCATCAGGGCGGAAGCAACAGCGAGGATGATCTAGGATGCGTAACGCACTCATCAATATGAACAGCCCCAAGGAGGATGTATTGGGTGTCCTCTGCGGGATTTGGAACGAGTACGACGAGCGCGAATGGCACGTCGTCAAGACCCCGTTCATGGTGGCGATGACGGCCACTCTGGACGCGGGTCCCAATATTCTCCCCGTGACTCCTCCGAGAACGAGTCTCCTTTCGTGGGCGAACTCGGAGCATTCGGGTAGTATAGTAGTAAAGGCAAAAGACAGGAATTTCACGTTGCCGGAAAAGTCCGTTGTGCAGGTCATCATGTTCGGCACTATAGGAGACAACAATGCAAGATGAAAAGATGAAAATGGTTGAAGGCTTGAAGAAGCTCAAGGACGCCATTGAGAATTTCGTGGACAACATGGAACTCGACAAGGCCGAAGAAGAGATGAATAAGCCGAAAAAGAAGAAAGAAGAAAAGGAAGAACCGGAGGAAAAGTAAATGGGAATTCTTGACACTCTCGGCGAACTTCTCGGCACGTCCAACAACAAGGCCGTGAACCAGGGTATTGCAAGCCTTGACGAAATCAAGGCTTACGCAGACGATATTGCCGCGAAGAACAACGCACTCTATGGCGATTACTACGGACAGATGCAGGGAATGTACGGCGACAATGCCGCAAAGTACAACGACGCCGTAAACAACCTTGTAGAAGCCATATCGCAGCGCAAGGATTTTGATTACCAGGGCAACGTGAACGAATTCATGGACCCTGCAGCGAACCAGCGCGTGGCAGCAGCCATGGGAGCAATCAACAACGCTGCATCCGCTAATGGTCAAAGATTCAGTAGCGGATATTTGGAAAAATTAGCAGCGAAGCAACAAGCCCTCGCAAGCGAAGAATGGAAGTCCGCATACGACCGCATGATGCAGGAACGCAACCAGCAGCTGCAGGAATGGCAGACCGGACAGCAGAAAATCAACAACATCGGCTCCGTCGCCTCCCTTTACGGGAACGACCGCACGGCCCTTGCCGACGCTATCGGGAACTACTACGGCAACATGGCGAACCAGAACAACGCCAACCTTGAAGTCATGAGCGACATCGCACAGAACAAGGCGAACCTCAACGCAAGCCGAACGAACGGGATTGGCGACATCATCGGCGGCGCTGCAAAGATTGCCGGTGCTTTCCTGGCATAAGGAGGAATTTATATGCCGATGAACGTTGGATTTAGATGGAAAGGTGTGAACATCGCTCCTCCGAAGACAGTCACCGAACGTGAACGCCTCGGTGAAAACATCGGTGCAATCGGTGACGCCATCACGCAAGTGAAGAGGGCGCAGATCGAGAAGGACGAGCGAGAATACAGACGCAACCGCAACGCTGAACTTGACAGAATCAATGCCGAGGACAGGCAGCGCAGAATTGACGAAGAGGAACGACAGAAGCGACTCTTCGGCGACACCGCCGGTCTTATACGTGGGAAGGCCGATGAACGCGCAAGGCTAGTGCAGCAGCGCGAACAGATTGCGGCACAGATTGAAGCGCTCAAGAAGAGGATTGGAATGTAATGGCCGTATCGTGGAAGATGATACTTGACGCACTCCCTCGTCTTGCCATGTCTCTTTTGCCTGGTGTCGGAATGTTCACCGGCGGCAAGATGTCGAAGGTGCTTTCCGCGTCCGCAGGGAAGAAACTCCCCGGCGCGGCTTTCACGTATCCAGGGCTTACTAGTGATTTTAACTATCCGATGATTTATGTCGGTGGCGACACCCCGTATGAGAACAGCTCTTTGAATCGCGAACTCGCGTCGAAGGGCGCACTTTCGCAGAGTCTTGAAGAACACAACAAGGCTCTTGCAACGGGTGGCCCTGCAGGGGAAAGGTCTTTGGATAGCTGGTGGCCTGGAGAAGATGTTCAGCCACGTGTAGACTTTACGCCTGGTTCTTCTGCCGTTTCCGGCGTAAAAATCTTGCCTAACAACAAGATCGCGGTTCAGTTCCGTGGTGGCGGCAAGTGGTACACGTACCTCGGCGGAAGCAATCCTCGCGAATCCTCGGAAGTTGCAAAGGAGCTGCTTACGGCCCCGTCCATAGGAAGGGCTGTCGCGGGTAGGGAAGGCAAAAAGAATAAGGACGGGTCAAGGACAATAAATCCGAACTTTGGATGGTTCGGAAGGGCTCACTATGACCGGAATCATGGATAGATAAGGAGACTTTATGGAATTCCGCTGGAGAAATCAACAGAACGCACAGCCTGTCAACATGGGAGGACAGGCCGCATACGACGCATCGGTTGCCGCTGCTGGCGGTAATCTTGGAACTCCCGTTTCGGTGCAACCTTTTGAAGCAGAACGCAAAGAACTCGCAGACCTTGAAAGACAGCTTGCGGAAATTGACATGCAGATCGAGAAGTTTGACCGAGAGAATCCTGGAATATCTTCCGGCATGGTAGATGTCGCTGCAAAGCGTGCGGAAGCCGGTGACATGGGCGCATACAATGCGATGGTGCAGAACGCCTATTCCATGCAGCTGGGCGCATCTGGTGCTAGGAAGGCCGGAGAAGCCGGAATCTGGAACAGCATCGACGAAGCAAAGAAACTTGCTTTCGGGCTTGACAATACCGCAGACGAGACCCGCGAGGCGCGTATCGCTAACATCCGCGTAATGCTCGACAAGGCCAAAAGAGATGCAGATGCGGCTGGAATTGAATTGCCTGATGAATGGTATAGACTGAACAGCGAAATTGCCGATGGTGTATCCAACAAAGACAAGGGCCGTTTAAACCTCCTTGAATGGGGGAATAGCATGTACACAAAGTGGCGTAACGACGACTTGTCGGATGATGACATTAAGGATATGGAAGACTATATAGCCAAGAATCCGAACGGAGAACTCTCCAAGGACCTCCAGCCTCTTGTGGAGCAATACAAGGGTAAAACCAAAGAAGCAAAAGCCAAGGCCAAAGCGAAAAACGCAAGGTGGGAAAATTGGTTCAATAGCGTTGTGAATTCCGTAAATGTGGCTGAAGAAATCGCAAAGCTCTCCCGTGAAGAGTACGAGGAGTTCAAGAAGCGTTTCACCTATGACCCGAAAACGGGTGAACTCAAGAGGATTTAAATATGGATGAAATTAACAGAAGCGTTCGCGAAATCCTCAACGCAAGATATGGACAAAATCTTCCTGTTCCGGAAAATATCGCTGCGGCAGCTGATACGGTTGGCGGGGCTACTGAATCGTACTACAGAAATCGAGTCATTGATGCCGTAGGAGATGATGCTCCAGAATGGTTCAAGAAACAAGTGGAACGTGCTGAAACGGACGTTCCTACATTTGATTTTATTGAAGGGGTTCTTGGAATCAAGGGCGACCCGAAGAATATGCCTGACGGAAGGACGGCGGAACAGAAGTTCATCGAGGACTTTCCGAAGAAGTCTGCTGAATGGAAAAAGACGGTTGTTGAAAATCCTGCACTCGGAGAGCGCGGCTGGAATACGATTAAAAAGGTTTGGCAATCCGCAACCATCGACAAGATGAACGAGGACATCAAGGCAAAGCGAATCCTCGCGCTTAACGGGATGGACGAAAACGGCGAAGTCAAGAATCCTTTGCAGTACGCATGGGCAAAGGACGCGAAGTTCTTCACGCCTAGACAGTATGAAGCCTATATGGAAGGCCGCGACCCTAGCGTAAAGGACTACGTTGGGGACGCTCTCGAAACTGGCCTGATGGCCGTTCCTGGTGCAAGATACATGCAGGGAGTATCAAAGATTATCGGGTACGCCCCAAAGGTCGGCGGATGGCTTTCGAAGAAGGCTTCGAACAAGGTCGTTTCTAACGTCCTCGGTAACGCTGTCGCTCCGTTCTCCGGCGAGGCCGTGGACGCTGTAATGCGTGGAGAAGAAGACCCTAACGTAGACCGCCAAGAATACTCCGTTGGCGATGCGCTCATGGGTACGGCGACCAACCTCGGCGTCAACTATTCTCTTGCGAGATTGCTCGGAAACGCGGCAAGAGTCGGCTCCGGCGAACTGAACAGAAGCACCGGTGGATCCGGAAGCGCACAGAGCAGAGTCCGGCAGATGCTAGCAGGACTTGGAGAACAGGGATTCGGAACTAGCCGCGTGCAGCGAGGACTACCTGCTCCTACTACGAAAATTGGAAAAATCCTTGACATCGCAGAACAGGCCGCGCCTACGGTATTAGTCAACCGCTACGGAAGCGACAGAGATGCCAAAATCGGTGCTGCAATTGCAGCAGCTGGGTTGCCTGGCGTAGACCCTTCAAAGGTTCTTGAAAATATCCGCGAAGACGAAAAGAAGGGCTTCAAGAAGGAACGCATCGGAAAGCAGATTGCCGAAATCAAGGTCTCCGAAGATTTGACCGGACGCGATAAGGAATACCTTGAAGCAATAAAGAAGAATCCAGATATTGTGAAGTTCGGCTACGCAAAAGACCCTGACGATTTCAACCTCTGGCTTATCGAGAAGGGACACAGCCTTCTTTCCGGAACTGAAGCTGCAAGACCAGTTTGGGAAATCGGAACTGAAGACAACTAACGGGTAGTATAGAGGTATAAGATGTCTCAAGAAATCCTCAATAAGTTCAAGAAGTTCCAGTCCAGGTCGAAGGCGAAGTTCTCCGGCCTCTATGACCGCATCGAAGAAAACAAGAAGATGCTTTCCGGAAAGCAATGGAACAAGCGTGATGACAAGTTTATCTCCCGCGCACGTAACAGAATCACCATCAACGTGCTGTCCAACCAGGTCCACTCCGTAGCGAATTCTTACTCCGCTTTCCCGTTTACGTGGTTTACCGGAGAATTAGATATTGACGGCGCAATAGACAAGTTCTTTGAGAAGGATTCCAACAGGTTCGCCTCGGAGGAATCCGTTACAAACCAGGTGGCTTTTGGCCTCGGCGTGATGGCCATCGGTTCGGATACTGACCCTTCCGGAAACGAAGTTCCCGTCATCTACTCCGTCAAGGACTTGAAGCGAGTCGTACTTGATCCTGATAGCGTAGAGTTGGATGGAAGTGATGCTATGGAAGGGGCCTTGATTGATTATCATTCACGAGAATGGATTCGCGTACACATGGGTGAACAATACCTCCCACGCGAAGACGCGATGATGATTGTCGCGGACGCCGGATGCGCCGAACTCGTGCCTATCATCACGTACTATGTACTCGATACTGACGGATGCCATGTATACACGTTCGTGAACGACAAGGAAGTCTCGGACACGTATATCGACGAGAATGGTGAAGAAGTTAAAAAAGAAACCGTAATCCCTATCCACAGAATCCCGATTTTCCCCGTTTGGGGTGAGGATACGTGGGATGATGACGGAAAGGCTACATACACCGGCCTTGTGTCGAAGGCGGAAGACGTGCAGCGCATCGTGAACTACAGCTTCACGCAACTGGGCGAACGACTTACTCTTTCTCCGAAACCGCAATGGCAAGGCTATGCCGAAAGTTTCAAGGACCTTGATAATTATTACAAGAACGCGGGAACGGGAATCAACCCGATTGTTCCGGCAAACAGGCTTGCAAATGACAAGAAGACCGTCCTTGACATGCCTAAAAGGCTTGACAATACGGTCCAGTTTGCGGACGTTCAGGGCATCGTGCAGGGTACGCTCGGTATGCTTCCGTCCATCACGGGCGTTGACTCCAAGGGTCTCGCCGACGTCGAAACGGATGTAACTGCGACTGCTGCCATGTACACGGCAAAGGTGTTCCAGAACAACGTGCGCCACTATTTCGCACATCTCCGCACGACCTTCAAGGCTATCGGCGACACGGTTCTCGTTTTGCTAGGCTACGAAGGTGTAAACGTACAGGTGACGCAGGGACCCGAAAACTACATGGAATTGCAGATTGCTCGTCAGGAACTGACTGCGCTCATGCCGGTGGTTGAACCTAACCAGAAGAGATTCATCACCAACGCAATCCTCCGCACTCATCCGGATAACGAAATCCTCGCACAGCTCTACGCCGAACTAAATGCTGCACCGCAGCCGACACCGATGGAAGCAGAAATGCAGCAGACAATCGAACAGATGAAGGCAGCAATTGAACAGAAGGACGCCGAAATCCTCCAGCTCACGGCACAGGTTGAAACTTACCAGAAGTCCAGCGCAGAGATGGAAAAGAGCATCGAGGCCGACATTCTCAAGATGAAGATGAGCCACGAATTCAAGATGGAAGAGATGGCCCTTCAGTCGCAACTGCAAGCCGGTGGAGATGCGGTAAAGGCCGCAGCCGAAGCCGACAAGGCGCAGCTTGACCTTGAACAGAAGGCCGTGCAGCTAGAAACGCAGAAGGTCAAGAGCGCGGCAGAAATCGCAAAAACGTTCACAATGCCAGGATGGGAAAATTAAGGTATGAAGATTGGATTCAACCCAGAAAGTATCGTAGGTCTTGACGGAAAGCCCCTGGCTGGCCGTGTGACATTCTATGCTCACGACAGCGACACGAAGGTTGATGTCTTCACTATGCAGGGGGAAGATTTCGTACAGGCGCAAAACCCGCAGCTGCTCAACAATGCTGGAAGGCTTGCCGATACAATCTTCTTTGATTCCGCAATCATCGACGTGTTCATTGAGAAGTACATCGGCTTTCCTGGACAGATGTCCGAGGAATCCACGGATGCAGAATTTGAACCGTTCGACCATTTCGAAATCGGCTTCGAGTTGCCGCCGGCGGAATCCGTGACTAACGTTGAAACGATTGCAGACCTTGAGGATGAAAACACGGATTCCGGAGTGGTTCTCGTTACGGGGTATTACGAAAATGGCGACAGCCCCGCACGCTTCTACCTTTGGGACGAGGATGCGAACAATACGCCGGACGGCGGCTACGTTATCGCGTCCAACAATTCCGATTCTGGCCGCTGGATTCTCCTTTGGGATTGCGATACAATACCATGCACGCTTTACGGCGTGTTCCCCGGAGTGAACGAGACCAATATTTCCAGCTTCCTTTCTTATCCGTCGCAAGTCGGCTCGCACCTTCTCTGCACTTCTCCTATTCCACGATTCGTGCAAGGCTCCTACGCTGCCAACACGATCTTCACGACCACGAAGACGGTCAAGTTCGACCGTGGCGCGAAGTTCCCGAACGCATTCTTCCACCTTGACGGCATGGAAGCGGACGAGGGCGGAGCGGATTACATTGCCGACTTCTACTTCACGCGACAGCATGAGGCACTGCTCTCTTGGTTCCGTTCGCTTTCTGCATTCTGGACTTGCAACGCTGACAAGCTCGTCATCGACCGCGACTTCATCGCGAACAGGACCATCTCATCGTCATGCGCCGTTACCGGCAAGACGGTAGAGGGCGACATGCGCGTTAATGCCACGTACACGGAGGAAGGCTATCTCAAGTTCAGCAACTGCAATTTCTGCGCGCGCAGAATCTTCAACCCGACGATGGACAAGGTCAAGTTCCAGGGCGCACGCTGGGATGACAACCTGTGGACGACCACGTACAGCGCGGCCTCGTTCAATTTCATCAATTTCTCCGGCACCTACGCGGGCGCGTTCGTGGACTTCCTCTCGGTAAACGGCAACGCTCCGATGAACGTGATCGAGCTCAAGGACTTCGGCAACGCTGACATATACGTCAAGGCTCGGCTCTGCGACATCGCGAACTCGCTCAACGTGTCCACGAAGCTATACCTCGAAGGCCGCAGGATTTCTGGACTGGTTGCATCGGTACTCGAAGAGGTACACGACGCCACCATCGACGGGCTGTGCGACCTCGCTGGCGGTTCCGTCTCTCTGTTCAATGTCCGCGCGCAGTCGGTCAAGTTCACCGGCACCACGTTGAACGTACACGGCTGCGAGATGTACCTCGCGGACGGCTCGGCGTTATCGAACCTTTTCGGGGAGCGTTCCAAGTTCGCGAAGTCGACGGCGTGGGACATCGCGCCACTTGTCAACCTTTACGACTGCGAGTGGTCTGTAGGCATGGCGGCATCGAACGACAACGAGACGGACGTGCAGCCCGCATCGTTCACGAAGTGCCACCTCCACGACTGCACTATCATCCACAAGAGACTCTCGCTCAAGGACTGCACGGTAACCGCGTGCCAGCTTGGAATCTACCCGTACAAGTCCGGCAATTCGTACTATATGACTTTCACGATGGAAGGCTGTACGGTAAACAACGCGGTGCCTATTACGTTCCAGAAGTTCGCGGACGCGACGGACGATGTGAACAGCATCGAGCCATCTATCCGCATCGTGAACAACACTTTCAGCGGCAACGCCTACGGCATTCGCGCGCCGTTCTATTCCAACGTGACGAACCGCAGCCTGTTCTTCAAGGCGGGACGCCTCACTGGCATCGTATACTCCGGTAACGGCGGCGAATGCCCTGCTGACTCCGCCCAGGTATCCTTCTCGAACGACTGGACGGCGGAAACCGCCTACGACACCGACCTTTCGAACAGCGGCTACGTTTCGCCGGTTGAACTGCGCGCATTCCCGACCGCGAGCCAGCGCACCGCGCTCACGTCCATCGACTTCGGGAAGTGGACGCAGGAATACTCGCTCACGGACAACCTCGGCGAAGGCATCAGCACAGAGAACAAAATAGGACGACACATAGTCCACAGCGTGCAGCTTACGACATGGAACGCGCAGGAGCAGTACAACGACTTCTTCTCGCTCCGCTACTATTCCGCATCCAACCCGAACAAGCCAATCATCCTTATGTAAGGGGAACGAATCATGGCCTTGCAATACCTTTTTGACCCTAACAAGCAATTCCAGAGCATCGGCGGCGTGAACGAAGTCAGCGGATTTCTCCGCGTCTTTCTCAACGGGACTGACGACAGGGCGACAACGTACAAGAATTTCGACGGGACATTGAACGAAGCTGACATCGTACTCGATAGTTACGGGCGCGCCGTCGTGATCGTTGACGATACGAAGACATACCGCATTGAGGTGTACAATCGCCTCGGCGGCCTTATGTGGACGGTAAGCAACTACAAGGCGCGGGGCGGAAGTGGTGGCGGCTCCGGCACACCCGAGAGCGTGGAAGGTACGGTCGGAGAAATCGACGTCGACGAGAACACCGAGGGCGGCGTGAAGCATTTTGTCGTAAGTCTCGCGGCAACCATCAAGAACGCCATCGCGACCCTCACCATGGCCGTGAACGGAGTCGCGAACGCGCTCAACGGCAAGAAGGACAAACAGACCCCCGTCAACGAATCGGGCGCAACTACGAAGACCCTCGTTGGCATAACGCAGGACGATAACGGCGAGATTTCGCCGGAATTCGACGACATCGCGTTCCCGGACTGGACTAGCGCGATCAACGCGGCCGTGGCTACGTGCGAGAAGCTGGAAAACAAGAAGACGAACCTTACCGGCTATGAGAGCAGCAACACGTACTACCCGACCATCAAGGCGGTGGTGGATTTTGTCAACGGAATGTTACAGAACCTCGGCGGAAAATTGATTACGGACAACGGCGACCCGTTCACGGATTCATCGGACTTGCCAAGCACTACGCCTTACGGAGGCGTTGACATCGCGGACAAGGACTACGCATACGTGCAGGGAGTAGGCACGGCGGAACGCTGGAGCGCGACCGTAAGCGGCTCGTCCGTGGCATGGGTGCAGGAATACGCCATCAGCATTCCCGTCTTTACGCCTAGCCAACAGGCCATCATTGACGGCGACAGCTCCGATATGACGGCCACGTTCTCTACTGCAAGCGCCCGCACGAACATATCCACGGGCGAGAAGCTGTCCGTTATCTTCGGCAAGATTGCCAAGTGGTTCGGCGACCTCAAGGCCGTTGCGTTCAGCGGGTCATATAACGACTTGAGCAACAAGCCGACAATCCCGACCGTCAATAATGGCAAATTGACAATATCCAGAAACGGCACGACTCTCGGCTCGTTCACCGCGAACCAATCTAGCCTTTTAGGAATTGACATTTCAGTACCCACAAAGACAAGCGACCTCGTAAACGATTCTTTATTGATTAACGATGGAACGCTGACTATAAAGCAGAACGGGGTGAGTAAAGGTACTTTCTCCGCGAACCAATTAGGAAACGCCACGATAAACCTTGATGACACCACGACTGTTTCTAGCGTTGAAAAGACGGCTCTAGGACAGGTGAACGCGTTGCCGGTCGCAAGCATGGTTTCTTCCGCTTTCAAGGCTGGTACGTTCCTTTTGAAAGGGAACGCTTACGGCGGACAGCCTTACGTGTTCGGTAACGTTACGATTCCGAATAACCAATGGTATCGTTTCTCGGTCAGCGGCGAAGGGTCAAACTATTGCGTGATTACGCTTGAGCCTTCAACTGGAGGTGCGTCTAGCCCGTTCAACATCTTCAAGATTCTCGTAGACAACGGAAGCACTCGTGAAGACAAGGTAATGAAGGTTGTACGTGTGCCTTACGAAACTACCACATCCGAAATCGGCGACTCCGAAACTCCCGTATACGTTGATGCGAGTGGCGAACTCAAGGAATGTTCAAACGTAGCGAAAAAGGCTTCTTCCGGCAGCGGAAACCTTGCGGTTATTGACGGCAACGGGAATTATTCATCTAGCGGTATTAGTGCGTATGACCAAACTATGTTTAACGGACTCACGAGCAGGCTTGGCTCGTTTGTAAGCGCGATAAATAGCTTTTCCCATTCATTCAATGTCATATTCAATGGTTCGGATATTTCAAAAACCTTGGATTTTGAAAATACCTATGCAAGCATAAAGTTCTTGAGGTTTGGCATTTCTTACCTCAGCGGAAAAATATCGTACAGATTGCCGTGGAGTGGCGCAAGTGCAGATTATAACGAATGGATTATAGCACCGGACACGCAAACAAAAAATGGCAAATCAATCGTACATACCACACATACTTTCACCGTGGCAGGGAATACAAATACAGAAGAACTTTATGAAGAAAACGAATTAGGGACAACGGGTCAAAGCGTGTCGTCAATTTTCGAAAAACAGATTACAACGTCGCAGACGGTGCGAGGTAGGCTGTCTTCGGAAATACGACTTTATAACGGCATAAGCTACAAGGAGTTAATCGTCCATGTAGATATTGGATATGAAAGACTATCGTCAACTGGAGCATTTTTTGCTTTTGGTACGGTAACTTGCAATACCGACTTGTTTGAAAACGACTAGGGGAACAATTAAGGGCTAAATTATAGCCCTCATGTGTAGTTTATCAATATAATGCACTAGGCTACAAGGTTGGCGAACTGGTACACTTGTCCGATGTTGCGGGTAGTATAGAGAAAAGGTTTAAACCAAAAGGAATTGCAAAATGATTAGAAAGACTATCAAGGGCGGCGATTTCAAGTCGCAGATGGTTGGAGAACTTGTATTTGACCAGGTTCCCGAAGAAGGCTCCTTCAACCCCGTCACCTCCGACGCCGTTGTCAAGGCCATCGACAAGGCCAAGGACGACATGCAGGAGAAGATCGACGAGGTAACGCTCGACCCGAGTGCCGTTGCGCTTGGCAACGTTCACCTATTGGACGAGGTGACGGAGTTCCCCGCAGACGGCTGCATCCTTGTTGACAGCGAGACCGATGGCACCCGCAAGATGTCCAAGGACGACTTGATGCAGAACGTACTATCTCCTCTTTCGGAAGTTGTTTTTAGTACAGAATGGAACGGTGTTACGGGCGTAACGTCGCAAAAAATCCCTGTTGTGAAAGGTGTCCCCGTTGTTATTAGAGTTTCTAATGTTTCTTGGGGGGTGTCCTCGTTGCCGACCGCAGCTTACAATAAGTTGGTAATAACGGGTATCAAAGCTAATGGGGATTTTGGTGCAAGAAGCCTCTATGCACGCGATTCGTTAGTGCCTTCCGAGATAGTTTTTACACCGGAAGACGATGATTTGTTTGTAACATTGTTTGTTCGTGCCGATGTTGGAGAAGATTTGTCATTCAATATAGTATGTGGCATTGTTGATACTATTAATAAGAATAAAGTATTAAATGGGACTTCTTGTGGATTAGATAAAATAAGAGTTTATGGGAATGGTAATAATTTAAAAGCGTGCGACGAGTTTGCTGTAATTCCCGGAGCAACATACAAAATTGAATTTGATAATGCACAGTGGGATGTTACAGGGGTTACGGACCCTCGTAAATTATATGTTCGCTATAAAGATTCGGCAGGGTCTTTTGCGAATAACTATATTGCGACATTTGTTACTAGCGAAACAATACCTTCTGTTTTGTATGTAACTTTCCCGGACAATGCGTATGGCGGGGATGTTGCGTTGCGTGCTACGAATGGTGTTACAGTATCGTTTAAGGTATCGCTCCATTCTCGTAGCGTTTCTAATAACAACGTAGATTCTAATGTATTTTCAGTTGCTCCTACAGCAATGATGAGTGGTAATGTTACGCTTTCTACATCTTCGGCAGTGTTTAATCCCGAATATGGACGTCATCGTTTCGGTAGTGCTATTTTTAGGGACAAAGCGTTTGTTAGTGCCAAAGCAGGAGATTCTATTTCGTTAAGCGACTATTCTAATTATTCTTACTATATTGCATATTCTAGTGATGGAAACGCTCCATATACTGTTAAGGGGTGGCTTAAAGAGAAAGTAGTATTTGCCACCGACTGCAAGTTTACCATACTAATTAAGACAGATGACTTTAGTTATCTTGATTATGCTGATTTTGCCAAATTGCTTATTTTCAATTCGCAAACAAGCGAGATTATGAGGGCGACTTCAATTAGCTCCGATGTGTATGGTAAAATAGGTACCATCGGGAAGACGAACAGCAAAATTTTGTCTTTTAACGGAGCGGGAGATACAGCGGTCATTAAGCAATTTGATGTACCTTTAAATTCTACTGTTAAAATATCCATCAGTAAGCCTAACTGGGATTTTACGCCGTCTAGCCCAATGAATAAATTATGTATTCGGTACTATGATGATGATGATGTTGTATACGGGAATGACTATATTATATATTATTTCACACAGAGTGTTCCGAAAGAAATATACTTTAAAACTCCAGATGGTAGAACAAGATGGGATATTTTCTTTAGGGCTGACGTTGGCGAATCAGTTGATTTCGAAGTGTCGGTTATTTCTGAAGAAGTATATACTGACCGTTACTTATTTGCAAGTGATGCAACACGCTCTAACTTAATTAAGAGTATTAACCACAGGGGATATAATACAACTTGCCCAGAAAATACTTTGCCTGCCTACAGAGAATCTGCAAGACAGGGATTCCATTGTGTAGAGACTGATATTCAGCTAACTGCTGATAATAAGTGGGTGTGTATTCACGATTCTACTATTGATAGGACAAGCGACCACACAGGTAATGTTAGTGACTATACGTTGGAGCAGTTGAAAACATTTGACTTTGGTTCTTGGAAATCTTCTAAATTTGCGGGAACAAAAATTCCTACTTTTGAAGAATTTATATGTACTTGTAAGCGTCTTGGTCTTGGATGCTACGTTGAACTCAAGAGTGGTGCAGGTTATATTGCAAATGCTTGCAATATTGTCAAGATGTACGGTATGGACAAGCAAGTGACTTGGATTTCTTTCTTGGGTGCACTACTTTACGAAGTTAGGTCTGAAATTCCTAGTGCTCGTCTAGGTGTTCTGCTTAATACGATAACTCAAGATGGAATTGATTATGCTGTTGGATTGAAAAATTCGGAAAATGATGTGTTTATAAACGCTGCATATACACAGGACAACATTTCTGCCGGGGCAATAGAACTTTTGAAAGCGAATGGAATGCCTGTTGAGTATTGGACAGTCAACGGTATAGGTTATATTGAAAGTCTTGACCCTTATGCTAGTGGAGTGACAAGCGATATTCTTGTTGCAGCGAATGTTATTTTTGAAAAAGAGCTGAACGCATAATCAAAATGTGTCCACATACTGACGGATGCCCGCTGTTGAGCGATTTTGCACCTAGCAGCTGACTCTTAATCATCGGGTCGCAGGTTTGTAAAGGAGAATTATGAAACTATCGCTCAAGGACCTCGTTAAGCTAATAGCCCCGTACCTCGTCGCCATCGGCGGGGCTATCGGGGTGTATGCCGACGGAAAGGCTAGATTCGAATTGATGGAGTACAGAGTCCAAGTTGTAGAGAAGGACAAGGACGACCTTCGCAACGATTTGAAGTCCATCAAGGACGTGCTGTACCGCATTGACACGAGGCTTTCCGTGTTCGGAGCGCAGCTTGATGAAAGGACTGGTCGATGAAGGTAAACTCCATCACTATTGACGGCTTCGCGCTTGCGGTCACGCCGATGGGCAACCGTCTCTACCGCATCGCTCGCGACACTCGCGTGTCTGTCAAGACGGACGATGGTTGCTTCGAATTCTACTTCAAGCGCGGGTTCGTGACGAACTTCCGCAGCGGCGGTGCGCTCGTGGATAGGTTCGTGGACCAGGTGGGCGACGAGAAGAAGGCGCTCTGCTACCTCGTGCATGACGCGATATACACGCCTTGTTCCGCACTCAACGGCCACCACCCGCTATCGCGTGACCTCGGCGACGAGCTGCTGCGCGAGGCTCTCAAGTGGGCGGGGATGCCTTCGTGGAAGGCGGCTCTGGTGTACCGCTCGGTTCGTTGGTTCGGCGGATGCGCCTACGAGGATGACGACGCGCTGACGAGCCTCAACTCCAAGCTGTTCGATTTCGAGTGGCTGGCGGAGTGATTCATTGATCAAGTGGCGTTAAAAGAAACCAAGCTACCGCAAGGGGGCTTTCTTTTTATTGTATGCACTTTTTTATGCACTAAATTTCGCACTTCGGCAAAAGATTATCGGCATTGTCAATCAATCCGTAACAGACACAAAGGTCTGCCTCGGTGGTGGTATTCGCGTACTTGCAATCTTCGTCAAGTCTCTCTCCACGCAGTTTCGCTCTGTTAATCACTTCGCCTCCTTTTCTTTAGTCCACATCTCAACCGCACAAGTTCGGCAGATGCTCACTTCATCTTCTCTAGGCTTCTTATTGCATTGTGCAGATGCGATTATTCGCTTACCAATGTTCTTTTGAATTTTTTGTGGCAGGGATATTTACTCGCCCATAGGAACTAACTTCTATTCCTAAAGTAGGATGCTTTTTAATCATTTCGCTCATTCTTCATCCCTCCCAGTTTGACTCCTCCGAACTTGACGTCCTTGATTGTAAAGCCCCCTTTTGGTTTCAGCAGTTTGTCTGCGGTCTCTACCAATTTTTCAAGACCTGCAATTTTCATCAGTAACCGATCAACTTCCTTCTTGTGCTTTTCTTTCAGTTCCACAATTTCCATCAGCAGTTGCTCGACTTCCTTCTTGTGGCTTTCTTCTAACTCCGCAATCACCTTGTCGGCTTCGGACTTGATGTAGACTTGTGTAGGAGGCATCTTTACGCCACCAAACAATTCGTCCATATAATCACAATCTTTTTCATTTCGGACAATTTCTTGTGCGGTAGTTGCTTTCAGTTCGCTCATCAGTATTCCTCCGCTTTGGCTCGGCACTTGCGTTCTACGTTTACCCACTTATTTACACGATGCACCCAACCATCGCACTTACACTCAATATTGTAATTCTGCATCGTGTCTGCGTGATTAGCCCTCGCAAGCCACAACGCACGTTTCAGCCTGCGGTTCTGCATCCCCGCGTCCACTCTCTCTGCGTAGGCACTCGCCTGCGCGTCCTCAAGTTTCTTCTTGAGTTCCTTGATAGTCTGCTCGCGACTGTACACCATGCTTATGTACTCGTCGCGCTCCTTGTGGTGCGCGGCCTTAAGTTCTGCGATGGCGGCATCCACTTCGGACTTGAGATAGCAAGTTTCTTCTTCTACGAGTTCTCCGCCTTCTTCTGGACATAATCCGTAAGGCCCGTCTTGCGGAACATACACTTTCAGTTCGTTGCATTTCATTATACCCATTCTCCTTTCGGTGTTTCTCGGTCGTAGTTGAAATCCGGTTCTTTTTTCTTGGGCTTCGTTGCCGATACGTGGCGGTAGGCAGACCGTTCACTCATTCCGGCATCCATCAGCTTCTGGACTTCGGGGTTCATTTATTGCCTCCGTCGATTTCTTTTTGCACGAACTCCATCATGCGGAGAATAACGGCCCCGCACTGTGCCAGCTCCTGCAAGGCGTGTTCCTTGTCGCCCTGCTGGTAGGCGTTCATGGCTTCGGCGAATTCTTCCAGAAGGATATTCTCGCCGTAGTACGGCGGTGCGCTTACGTCGTTCACGTGCTTCTGCATGATCTCCAGCCACGACCAGTCCGTTTTCGGGTTTATCAGCTGGTCGCACAGCTTCGGGTGCTTGGCTGCTGCCTCGTTGAATGCTGCGCTTATTTTCGTCAAGTTTACGGTTTTCTTCGTTTTTGGGTTAGCCATTTTTTTGCCTACCTTGTTACGGTTAAAGTGAGAATCCCTGCCGCGACCCAGTAGACAGCGTGACGGAGGTCGCCACGGAACGCATACGGAACAGCAGCGATAAAGTCGAGAACCATCAATAATGTGGGGAATACCTTTTCAATTACACGGCCTCCGTGTGTTCCTTTTCGTAGTTCTCGCGTATCCAGCAGCGGAGCTTCCACTTCGAGCATCCAGCTCCGTAAAGGTCGTGCAAAGGTCCCGGATTCCCCGTCAGCTGGCACCAGCATTCGTGTATCGGTCCATCACCGGAGTTTTTGCAGGTCGTTGCCCCGCGATAGGCGCAGTTGTCGCAACGCTTGATTATGTTCCAATCCTTAACAATCTGTTCGTCGTCAATCATTATGCCACCTCCTTCGCGATATTGTTGCATACCTTCCTGCAAAGTTTCAGAAGTTCCTTCGTTTCCTTCGGGTAGTTCTTCAAGTTGCTGTCATAGGGTACTACGCCATGCTGGAAAACGTTGTAGATACACTCTGCGAGAAACGGCGCGCTGTTGCTTCTGTGGCATTGGTGGCACGGTCTGCACAGCGGGTGTCCGCATCCGTAAGTTCCCGTTTGATATGAGAATTCGAAGATGATGAATTCGCCCTCGGCGCAAAGTTTCACGCATACGTAGTTGTGAGGGAGCAGCCCTTCGCGGAATTCAAGCACGTTCTCGGTGTACACGCCGCAATCGTTCTTTACGCCTTCGCCTATTGCGGAGAGTAGCCACGGGCGGTTCTGCGGGTCGTCCGCGAACATGTCAAGCTGTACTGCGTCCATAGTATCCTTCCTCGTTTCAAATCCTTGCCCGCAGTTATGGCCTGCGGGTGGAGGCGCGGCGGTTTACCCGTCTTCGTCGGCATTGCTAATTCAGTTGATTTTTATGCCGCCTAGTGGCGTGGGCGGTAGGGGAAAAATGGAGTCTTCTATGAGCCGCCTCGCCGCGCCATCGCGTCCCTAACGTCCTGTTATAGGCGACGCAATTTTTCATAATGCGTAATGTGGACTCGAACCCCGCAACGTTCATCACGTGCCCACCCTGCATGGCTTACGCGGAATTTCTGTTAGCCGGAGCCGTAGCCGTAGCCGTAGCCGTCGCCGTCGCCGGAGCCGTAGCCGTAGCCGTAGCCGTCGCCGTCGCC